GGAATAAGGAACTACTGGTTTTGATGCTGCCGGTACAATTCTAGTAGAGAATGAATTAATTACATACACATCAAAAAATGCTACAAACTTTTTAGGTATTACTAGAGGTACGAATGGAACCGCAACTGCTGGCACATCAAATGGTCAAGCACACAGTACTAACACCGTTGTTCAAAATGCAACTTTATTTACAGGATTTGGTAGCGCAGTACAGGCATCAACGGTAACTCTTGAACCAGGACTTTGGTCTTTAAGTAATTTTGGTGAAGTATTAGTTGCAACGATTGCAAATGGTAAAACATTTACTTGGGACGCAGGAGCTGCTAATCCTACAGGAACAAGAGCTTCAACATCAACATCAGGATTTTCAACAACAAATAATCCAACCGCAACCAGAGTTACATTAATTTCACCAACTACACGACACTTAATTCATTTTGGTACAGAAGAAACTATAGGCACACCATCAACACAAGATGATATGTTTATTAGATTTTCTGCAGACGAAGACATAAATAATTATACAGTTGAAGCAACAAATACAGCGGGAACACAAAGATTACAAGATGGCACAAAAATTATGGGTGCGTTAGTTGCAAAAGAAAATATTCTAGTGTGGACCGATAATGCATTGTATGCCATGAAATTTGTAGGTGCACCATTTACATTTGGCTTTGAACAAGTTGGTACTAACTGTGGACTCATTGGTAAAAATGCAGCTATTGAAATTGATGGTGTTGCCTATTGGATGGGTAATAATGGTTTCTTCTCTTTTGATGGTACAGTTAACACACTACCATGTTCTGTCGAAGATTATGTTTATGATGATATTAACACAACCAAGGGTCAACAAATTTGTGCAGGTATAAATAATTTGTTTACAGAGGTTATCTGGTGGTATCCAACAACTAATGCTAATTTTAATGACAGATATGTTGTTTATAATTATGGTCAAGATAATGCAAGATTACCTATGGGCAATTGGTACACAGCCACAAATACAAATTCAATGAGAACAACTTGGATTGATTCATTGGTTTATCCAAAACCCTACGCCACAGCTTATAATAGTTCTAGCACAGGAACTTTTCCTGTTATTCAAGGAGAAACAGGTTTAGGACAAACTGTATTATTTGAACACGAGATAGGAACGGATCAAGTTAACCCTGATGGTAGTACAACAGCTTTAACTTCTTTTGTAGAGTCATTTAGCTTTTCTTTACAAAAAGATCAAAGTGAAATATTTCTAGCTATGCGTAGATTTTTACCTAACTTCAAAGTATTAACAGGTAATAATCAAGTAACTATAGCAGTAAAAGATTTTCCTGCAGATCCAAGTGCAGCAACTACATTGAGTCCTTTTACAATTTCATCTAGCACTACAAAGGTTGACACTAGAGCCAGAGGACGATATGCAAATATTAAAATAGAAAATACAGGTGCCGGCGAATCGTGGAGATTTGGTACCTTTCAAGTAGATTTACAACCAGATGGAAGGAGAGGATAATGGCAAAGATAGTAGTAAGATTACCAGAACCTAAAAAAGAATATAGTGAAGATAATCAAAGACAAATTAACAGAGCGTTAACTACAATTATAGAACAATTAAATTCTACATACTTAACACAACAAAAAGAAGATCAAGAACGATTTACTTGGTTAGGATTAGGCTAGTGGCAAATATATATAAAAACGATAAAGTAAGTTTAACAACTACAGATGTTACGACACTTTACACAGTGCCATCTAATTCAAGAGCTATTGTTAAATCATTATTAGTTGTAGAAGATGCATCTGGATCAGCAGCAGTTAAGATAACATTAACCAATGCAGCAGGCACGGCTTTTGTAGTTGATAATGATGTTACTTTGACATCAGGTCAAAAAGAACAAGTGTTAAGTGAGCCACTAATTATGTTAGAAAGTGAAGTATTAAAGGTGCAAGCAACTAGTGGTAATGTAGATGTTATTGCATCTATACTAGAAATTAACAGGGAGGATAGATAATGCCATTTGTAGAACAAGAAGAATCATACAAAGATGAAATAGTAGAAGGTAAAAAAGTAAAAGTTTATAAGCCCAGAGTTGAGATAACTATTAAAAATTTAAAAACAGATAGAGAATATCTATCAGATGCAGAAGCTCAAGCTGATGTAGATAGCGCTGTAACGGATACAAAACAAGAAGATATATCAAGAAATGTGAATGTTATTGTAGGACCACATGCCTTTGGTAATAAAACAAATATATAGGAGATTGACGCAAGTCAGAAAAACAAGTAAAATTAACAACTATGCCACTTAAAAAGTTCAAACGAGCAGTCAAAAAAATAACTAGACCAATAGCAAAGGTATTAGATAAAGTCGTACCTAATGAGGTTAAACCATTTTTACCTTATGCTGCAGCAGCTTTTCCATTTTTAGCACCAGGTGCTTTTGGAACTCTTTCTGCCACAATGCCAGGATTTGGCATACAAAATGCTTTTTTAAGAGCAGCAGCGCAAAGAGGTTTAACAGGATCAGGATTAAATATTTTTTCTCAATTAGCACAAGAAGGTAGTGAAGGTGATATTAATTTAACTAGAGCAGCTATTGCAGGGATACCTGCAGCGTTGGCCACTCCAGGTCTTGCAGAGAATTTAGGAGTTCAATCTCAATTAGTAACGGAAGGAGCAGTAGATCCTACAGCATTTGGAACTCAATTAAAATCAGGTAGTTTAGATCTTTTATCTAAAGCGGCAGGAGCAGCTGAAAAAGGTGCTTCAGCAGATTTATTTTCAATGGGTAAAGCCAAAGCTATAGCCACTCCATTATCATTAGAGGGAACTTTTGATGCCGTTGCATTTGCTAAACAAGCGGAGGCAGATTACCTAGCTGAATTAGCAGAATTTAATAGAATGGCTGGTGAGCAACGAGAGGCATCAGATGCCGATAGAAGAGCACATATTATAGCTTCTATGACTAGAGCTAACTTTACAGAAGATGTTATTGACGATACCCTTGATCAATTAGGACTATTATTAAAAGACGGAGGTAGAGTTGGGTTACAAGAAGGTGGATTGCCTACAGTTGAAAGTTTAGGTGGCAGTGGACCTAATGTTCGAGGTGGAAGCATTGTTTATGATTTAGGTAATGGTGAATATATTTATCGATCACCTGTTGGTTTTGAATTAATAAGAGATGGTGTTTATACTTCATTAGGTTCAGGAGAAGGAAGTGCTCAAACTCTTGAAGATCTTTTTGATCGAGGAATACTTTTGCGTAGAGCTGATGACCCTATTCTTTTAGCTCAACAAGCAGCAAATGCACCAACAACAACTGCACCATCAATAATTGGAGAGGATCTTAAATCACCTGCAACAACGACTGCACCAACACCAACAGGAATACAAACAATACCAGGTGATAAAAAAGTATTTAACGTTATGCTGGATGAAAAAGGAAATATGATGAAAGATCAAAGTTTACTAGAATTGTTTAGAGAAACAGGCACAGCACCTGAAATTGGAATAGGTGGTCCCGTTCCAATTAGAAGTATATCAGATGTATTTAGATTAGCTGGAATTACAGGTGAGGATAGTGTTGCTATGGGAACAGATTATCAACCAGGTAGAGCATCTGTTTTAGACTTTCAAGATGCATTACAAAGAGTAGGTGGCGGCACAGATGCCCAACAACAAGCACAAACACAAGATTTTGCTCGTAATGAAGCAAATAGATTATTAACAAAAGCTTTTAAATCAGCAAATATTTCAGGAATAAATCAAAAAAATAGATCAGGTATTATTAATGCAATGGCTAATCAAATGCTTCCTGCAAATGTTCCAACAGCTGTAATGCCACCTTCTAATACAGCAGGTATGAGAGGAGGGTTTGCAGAACCAGTTACTTTAGACGGTCAACAATTTACTAATGAAGCAGATGCAATAGCAGCTCTTGGAATAGAGAGATATAATCAACTTATGGCTGATGGAGGTATTGCTTCTTTTAAAGATGGTGGTATAATGGATCTTGGTGGTAAGGAAATGGATATGAGAACTGGTGGTTTCATACCCATAGGTGCCAAAGAGAGAGCGGACGACGTCCCTGCGAGATTAAGCAAAAATGAATTTGTAATGACTGCTGATGCTGTTAGAGCAGCAGGTGGTGGTAGCGTTAACAAAGGCGCAAAACGAATGTATGATTTAATGCATAACCTAGAGGCAAGAGCATAATGGCAGAACCAACTACAATAACACAGGTATTACCCGCACCGATATTAGAAGGTGCACTTACAGCATTTACTAAAAAATTAGAACCCTTAATGGGTCAACAAATACAAACAGGTTTATTTGCTCCAAAAATTGCACCTGAATCTGTTCTTCAATCAGACGCAAGAACTGCAGCAGCAGGATTAGGATCACTTACAGGCCCAGAGGCATTTCAACCATTTATGTCTCCGTATCAACAAGAAGTTATTGATACAACATTAGCAGAGTTTGATAGACAAGCAGCGATGAGACAAACAGCAGATAGAGATAGAGCTATACAAGCTGGAGCTTATGGTGGTGGACGAGAAGGTGTTCTTGCAGCAGAACAAGCAAGCAGAAATTTAGCGCAGCGTGGAGCGTTGCAAGCACAATTATTAGCACAAGGATTTCAACAAGCACAAGCAGCGGCGGCACAAGATTTAGCAGCGAGACAAGGTCTTGGAACTTATCAAACACAGTTAGGCCAAGCAGGTCAAGCTCAACAACAAGCAGTTCTTGATGCAGCGGCAGCAGGAGCAAGAGAAGCAGAGTTTGAACCTTTCACTAGATTAGGTTTAGTAGGACAACAACTTGCACAAATTCAACCAGGTGCATTTCCTACACAAACAGTCGGATATCAAGCACCAGGTGCAGGGCCAAGCCCATTACAAACTGCATTAGGTGTTGGTACAGGACTTGCGAGTATAGGATCTAAATTAGGATTATTTGGATAATGAGCAGAATATTAAGAAGACCAATGTTTAGAGGTGGTCGTGTTAATAGTTATGGCACGGGCATAGCGTCAGGTTTAGCTAATGGTGGTAGAGTTGGTTTTTTTAATGGAGGTACAAGTGGTGGTGAATTTTTAAAAAAAGCAAGAATGAGAGGTCCAAGAGATTTTGGTATAACAAGCGTAAATCCTTTCTTTAATCCTAAAATAAATATAGGAACACCAAGAAAACCAAAATTTGTAGACAGACCTTTATATGAAGAGTTTCCAGAGGTAGATAAATTTCCATTATATGCAGATGCAGAAAATATAGTGACTGATGCAACTATTACAGATACTCCTGATAAAGAAGTAGAAAAAATTAAAGAAACTGCAAGTGTAGAAGAAGAATTACCTATATCAGTTCTTCCAAAAGAAAAAGAAGAAAAAACACCCAAAGTAAATGAAGTAGATGAAGCTGAAGTTACAATGACTGATCTTGAAAAAGCTTTAGGTCTTGATGATGCTAAAAGAGAATATGCATCAGATGCGTTAGCAGCAGCATCAAAAGCGTTCTTTGAAGGTAGAGGGTTTGAAGCAATATCAGACGCAGCACAAGTTAAGAGTAAAGCACCAGAAATTAAGAGACTTGCTGGTCTTGAAGAATTTAAAGCTAAAAAAGCAAAAGACTTATTTGATGCAAAAGAAAGACAAAAAAGATTTGCACCAGGGAACGTAGAAAAAACTGTAGAATATTTAATAAGTCAAGGTGTTCCTAGAGATGAAGCTATAAGAAGGGCTACAAAACAAGCAGGTACATTTGCA